GGGGTGATGACGGGATACAGCGTCTTGGCATACGGTTCCAGGTTGTAATTCACAACCCCGGTGCCCGTGCTGACGCCCACCGTCGTGTTGACCTTTTCCAGAACGGCGTCGCTCTGGAGCTTCTTGAGCAGCTCCATGGTCTGCTCGGTTAGACTTCCGATCATCTCGGCTCTCCTTCTTTCTTCCGCCCGTTCTGGGCTGAACCAAAAAAACGTTTCACGTTTTCCGTTTCTCGTTTCTCGTTAGCGTGCGCTGCTTCGGATTTCAACGTGAAACGTGAAACGAGAAACGGTTAACGCTCTAAAGCAATTGGCTGGCTCAAACACTGCTTGAGCAGCGCTTGCGGGTCAGCGGCATTTCCGGCGTCGGGATTGTGATTGACGGGTTCGCCGTCCTGTTCCTTGGTAATGGCTTTGCCGGGACCGGCGGTTTTTCGCGGCAGCGGCTCGGCCAGGGTTTTGGTCATGGCATCGGTCAGGTTTTGTACGGCGCCGGAAAGATCGGCAATCTGCTGGCGCTGCTCGACCACGGCGCGGGCCACCAAATCGCTCTCGGCGCGCTTTTCCAGCGTCTCGGGAGCAGCGGGCGGCGCCGGCGCTTCCACTTCCGGCTCCGATGGCGGATTGACGCCCTTCGTCACTTTGTCCGCCGTGAGTTCGGCGCCTTCTTCGGCGACGAGAGCGGAGAGAATCTCCACTCCGTCTTCAATCCACGCCTTCAGGCTGGCGGGAATGGGCGAATCGTCGCCTTCGGTTTCCGCTTCTCCGGCAAGGTAGCCGCGAAGCACGTTCACCTGGGCCAGCAAATTGGCCAGTTCGGCCGCATCGACCATTAATTTCTTCATCTTTCTATCCTCGGGTTGAGTTTGAAACTTGCGCAGCTCCACCGAGCCGTCGGCTTTGACGTACTCGAAATGCGCTTCGGGATTGCAGGGATTGTCCACCAGCGAAATCTCGGTGGGTTTGGCGGTATAGCGAAGGAAGTCGCCATCCGGCCAGGGCTCGCCGACGTATTCGCCGCCGTGCGAGAAGCCGGTATAGACGCCCTCTTCGCACTTGGCCCAGGCGGTGTCGTCGACAATGCGCGCCCGGACGGCGATGGTCTTGTTCGGATCGTCGAACACCAGGTCCACCACCTTGCCTACCGCCGAATGGCTGTGCATCTCGCGGACGTTGCCCAGCGACTTGCCCGCCGTCGCCCGCGCAAATTCACCGGACCATTCTTCATAGTGCGGTTTGGTGGACTGGTAATCGCAAATCTCGCCATCCTTGTCAGGAACTTCGGAGGTGACTACGCCGTAGACTTCCCGTTGAGCGGCATCGACCTTGGTCAGGCGTACAAATTTCGTGAACGTTGACATGGCAACTCCATAGCTTCGTAGGGGTCAGGGCTTGTAATTTTCACCACAGAGGACACAGAGGCCACAGAGAAGGAAACCCTTCCAGCCGCAGATCAACGCAGATGAACGCTGATTGAAAAACCGCGAGAGCGAATCCCAGTCATTTTGATCCGCGTTTATCTGCGTTAATCAGCGGCCAGGGGTTTTGCTTTGGTGTCCTCTGTGACCTCTGTGTCCTCTGTGGTGAAAGGCGTTCGCAACTGATCGCCGCCGCTGCGGGGTTCCATGCCCAGGCGCTCGCGGGCTTCATTGGGTGTGATGATGCCCTGGGTTACCAGCAGGGCCGCAATCTGGGCCTGGTCTTGTGGATCTTCGGCTTTCTCGTCCTGCCAGGCGAACTCCAGATCGGTAATGCCGAAATATTTGCGAATGATGAAATTGAACAGGTCCGCGAAATAGACCTGCAGGGGCTGCAAGCCCTCTTCCAGCGCCTGCTCTTTGGCGGTTTGCGCCGTGGCGCGATTCATCTCGCGAATAAAAGGTTGTGGGCTGATGCTGAAGGCAAAACAGACCACGCGCGCCAGCCACTCATCGAGTTCGGCCTTGAGATCGGGTTCCTTCAGCAGTTGCAGTTTGCCGTCAGGGCCCAGGAATACTTTGCGCCGGTTATGCAGATTACCCGCCAGATAGGCGTCGAAGATCTGCTGATACTCCGCAATCTGATCCGGAGTCCAGGTGTCGGGCACGCCCAGATAGGCATCGGGCACGGTGCCGTCGGTGTAGTACGCCAGTTGCGACATTTGGCGGCGCAGCCCGAGGTTGACGCTCATCACCACCTGCTCGACCGGACTGAAGCCGTACAGCTTGTGCGCGCGACGATTGCGCGGCCGGTAAATCAACTCGTCGGCTGTCAGATTGGCCGCCACCACGCCCTTGATGATCTGCTGATAGGCCGCAAGCGGCGGCGCGGGCGTGAAGCCGGTGGCTTCGTCGATCACCGGAAAGATCGTGGCCCCATCGATCACCAGCAACTGCTTCAGCTCGCCGCCGCGTGTGCGGATCGGCTCGATGGCCGGCGCGTCGATCACCAGCAGATCCTCCGCCAGCGGACGCATCCACTCGATCAAAGAATGCTCGCCATCCGGGGATTCGAAGAAATCCTTAAGCCTCGCAACATCGTCCTCCGTCCCCCCGCCTGCCCCGGCTCGCCGGGGTCTCCCGTTTCCCGCCGAAGCACACTTGCGGGGGACAGGGAACGGGAGACGGGAGACGGTTCTGATCGTCCACGGCACCTTCGCCAACTGGTCTTTGCGGGTCTCGATGACCGTGCGCAGCAGATCATAGTTGTCGGCCAGCGCCCGGAGTTGCGCGAAGGTGGTGGTTTCGCCCGAACGGGGGATGTAGTTGATGTTCTGCCCGATCGGGAAATCGAAGCGGCGCACCGGCGTATTCGGCGGCGCCACCTGCGGCAGCGGCGGCAGCGCCGAGAACCACGCGTTCATCCCCGCTTCCCAGGCCGCTCGCAACGCGCCGGATACGCGCGCCACCACGCCGGGCGCAATCGGGTTGTCAGTTGCTTGTTGCTCGCTCATAATTTTTTTCTCACCACGGAGGCACGGAGACACCGAGGGAACAAGAGGCAGGTTCCGGAAGTTTAGACATCAACACCGGGTGCCGAAACCTCCGAAACTTTTGGACCCTTTATTTAATTTTCTCCGTGTCTCCGTGCCTCCGTGGTGAATCATTCAAAGTGCCTGACTCTTCCAAAAACTCACGACTGCACCGCCGCGCGACTGCAGCCAGATGGATGCCTGCGACATCATGTCGCACATGTCGTCGTGGGCGGCATTGGGGAAGGTCGTCAATTGCTGAATTAGCGGCTCGGTCCAGGCGGCATTGCGGTCCACGTACCAGTCGCCGGCTTCCCACTCGGGCGCGGCGGCCATGAAGCGCGCCAATTTGCCGCCTTCCGGGTCTATGGCAATTACTCCGGGAACCGTGCGCTTCAGCCGCTCGATCACGGCCGGACCGTTGGCCGTGTCTTCGACCAGGGTGGCGCTGATCCGGCGCTGGCCGCGTTCCCGCTTAATCTGCTCCTCCGTGGCGCTCATGCCCAAATGCGCATTGGTAACGTTCAGCAGATACCGCTTGCCACCTTTGACGCCGATACGCCCGATAGCCACAAAGTCCGAATTGGGCGAATCTTTGAAAGCGCAGTCGGCGGAGATAATCTCCAGATCGAATTGTTCGGGCAGGCGCTCGTCCGGCTTGCCCGTATGCGGATCGACGCCGCCGTAGTAGCGCACGTGCTGGCGCTTGATGATGTTGCCTTCGAGCGGAGCCGGCCGCTGCTGATACTGCCCGGCATAGATCAACCCACGCGACTTCAGGTTCGCGACTACCTCTGGCGTAAAGCGCTCCGGCTGGAGCACGTCACCGAGGCTGCGGGCCTCGATGCGCTCGGAGGCGGGGAATGGCCAGCTCTCCGGCTCCTCGGCTTCCAGCGGGATTTTGAGGTGCGTCCACTGGCCCGCCTCGGTTTCCAGCAGGAAGCCGGTCAAATCCCGCTCATGCAGCCGCTGCATGATCACCACAATCGCGCCGGTCGCCGGATCGTTCAGCCGGCTGCGCAGCGTGCCATCGAACCAATCATTGGCGGTCTTGCGCTCGGCATCCGAGAGCGCCTGATCGGCCGAGAGCGGATCGTCCACGATGAGTGTGTCGCCGCCCTTACCGGTGGTGGTTGCACCCACGGAGGTGGCAATCATCTGGCCGCGATGGTCGTTATCGAACTGAGTCTTCAGGTCCTGGCCTTCGCCAATGCGGAAGCGCCGGCCCCAACGTTCCTGGTACCACTCGCTGCCCAGCAGAAGCCGCCGCGCAATACTATGTTCCGTACTCAAGTCTTTCGAGTACGAGGCGCACAGAAAACCATGGCCCGGGTCACAGGTCCACGTCCAACACGGGAAGCAGATGGTTGCAATCGTGCTTTTGGCGGTGCGGGGCGGCACATTAATAATCAGCCGCCGCACCTTTCGCGCCTTAACCAGTTCGAGATACTCGCACAGCAGGTCATAGTGCCAGCTCCAGATAAGCTTGCGTCCCGGGTTGAGCACCTCCCAAGCGTCGTAGACAAAAGCGGCGAGGCTGGTCTTATTAGCTTTCTTTCGCTGCAGCTCCGCCTTGGCCTTCTTCGCTCGAGGGGTCCTTGAGCGCCGAATCAGCTTCTTCTTCCTCTTTGAGACGCTGAATTTCCTGCTCAAGCTCTTCCTCGCTCATGGCCTCGAGCTCGGCGTCCTGTTCGGCCTCGGCCGCGTCCTGTTCCTCGGCCGCCGTTGGCAGCTCGTATTCGTACAAGAAACGCGTACACGGCGGATTGGCGTGCTTTTTCACCAGCCGGTACATCTGCCGTCGTACGGTCAGACAGCGCTGCAGGCGTCCCAATCTGAGCTGACCGGCATATTGCCGCTCCAGGAATTCAACCGTGATGTTGAACTCCTCGGCGATTTCCTCATTGGTGCAGCCCCACTCGGCCAACTGCGTGACGCGGGGCGGACCGATCTTGGGTTCGAACTCATCGTCGCCCGGGCTGGCTTCTTTGCGGCTCATCGCATACTCACAGGGGAAAGTCCGGCGTGATTGGGCGCCCAAGCCTGAACCATGCCCATGGCGCGCGGATCGCCACAGGCGTTCGCATGGATGACCCGTTCACCCATATAGCAGGAGGTGTCGCGCACCTGGCCGATTTCGCCGTCGAACTTATGTCCGGTCAACCGCAGGGCGAGTCCCCGCCGTTGAATGCGCTCGGCCGAGCCGTTGCGCACCATCTCATCCGCCTCGGCCAAGGTTACATAAAGAAGGATCGCCGCGCCGATCCGGGCGTAAACGGGATAGGTCCTAATCTCTCGGGGCAAGAAAGACTCCTTAGCAGCTAGTCGCTGGTAGTTAGTAGTCAGTAGCTGGTAGTTAGTAGCTAGCAGTCAGGGACCGAAACCCTGATGCATTCGTCGCGCAAAGATATGCGCATCATCGGGGAGCGGGTGAGTCCAGGCGACCGCGGCGCCTTCATGCTGAAACCGTTTTATCCCCACTCTGCGTCGAATGCAATAGTGTGGAAACGGGTTTTTTCGAGAGCAGCCAGATGAAGCGTCCTTCACGGATACGCCACCTGGCAAGCTATGCTGGCGGCCCCTGACTACTAGCTACTAGCCGCTAGCTACTAGCTTTCGGGGGGAGCAGGTGAATCCGGGCGACCGCGGCGCCTTTATGCTGAAACCGTTTTAACCCCACTCTGCGCCGAATGCAATAGTGTGGAAACAGGTTTTTTCGGCAAGTAGCTAGCAGCTGGTAGCTAG